CCGGCGACTGGCCGGCCGAATCTGAGGACGAGTGTCTTTGGTTGAGGGCCGCTATTGGAGTTAGCGGCCCTTTTCCATGAACGCTCGCAAATGGGGAGGTATGCAAGTGGCAAGGAAGGTTGTCGAGACGCTGATGTGCGACGCATGCGACGCGAAGGGAATCGAGGTCAAGGCGACGGAAGAGCTGAGCTTGAAGGGTGAGACCTTCGACCTCTGCGACGAGCACGCGAGCCGCTTTCTGGTGTTCCTGATGGACGCCATGAAGCCGAGCCAGAACATCGCCAAGAGCGCCTGAGAAAAGGGGATAGGGAAATGCGCAGTTTCAAGGACATGACTTACGGCCCGCTCGGGAAGGCCGTGACGGACGCGATGCCTGCGAGCGAGGCGGACCCCATCGGGGTGTGGGCCGCAGCGCTGTCGCTGTACTCGTCGGCGATCAGCCGATCCGTCTCGCTGGAGAACAAGCGCCCGGTGGTGGTCTGGACGGTCCTGGCGGGCCGTTCGGCCATCGGCCGCAAGGGATACGCCCTGGGCACGGCGAAGGGCATCCTGAACCCGTCCATCGGGGGCTTCCTCGACAACCGCATTCGGGACGGCATCAGCTCGGGTGCGTCGCTGGTGGACATGCTCTACAACATGGAGGCCGATACCGCTGGCACCGAGGGCGGGACGGACGGCCGGACGCTGATCATCGAAGAGGAGTGGGCGAGCGTCCTGAAGGGCCAGAAGCGGGACCGGAACTTCTCCACGCTCTTCCGGACGGCATGGGACGGCAAGACGATCTCGAACCGGACGAAGAAGGACGGGTACCAGACGGTCATGCGTCCGCTGCTCGGCTTCCACGCGCACATCACGCCTGGTGAGTGGGGCAAGTACGTGAGCGCCAGCGAGGCCCTGGGCGGCTCGTACAACCGAATCCTCCCGGTCCTGGTCGAGCGCTCCAAGATGCTCTCGTACAACCACGAGGCCACGTTCAAGGAAGACAAGGTGATCACGGACGCCTACCGGTGGGCCGTGCAGGAGAAGCGCATGATGCGCTTCAGCAAGGCGGCCGGGAATCGGTTCGATGCCCTGCGGGCGGAGATCGAGGACCGGATGGCTGACATGCCGGACAACCTCTCCAGCTACATGGAGCGAGCGTCCGAGCAGGTTCACCGGGTGTCCGCGGTGCTGGCTGCGAGCGAGAAGAAGACCGAGATCAGCAAGGCTGCCGTCGAGGCGGCCTGGGCCTTCGTCTCCTACTCGATGTACTCCGTCGAGAAGCTGGTTCGGGAGGCGAGTAGCGATGGCTCTCCGAGGGGCACGAAGAGCGTCCCTGAGCTGATTCGGGAGATCCTGACCCGCTACGGCGGGGAGGCGTCGAGCACGGTCCTGCTCCGTGCGCTGGGCACGAAGGGCAGCGCGTCCGCCATCCGTGAGGCGGTCGCGGCGATGGGCGATATCGAGGTCTACAAGATGGACACGCCCGGTCGTGGAGCGAAGCCGGTGATGTACCGGCTGATCCCGGAGGGTGCGGCTGTGGCGGATGACACGCCGCCTGCGGCGGTGCCCGATAGGGCAGCAAAGGTTGATGTGCGGCAGACTGAGGCGAAGCCTCGTCGCCTCACGGTGATCAGGTCCGAGGGAACGAAGGTGAAGCGCGCAGTGAGGACGAAGCCGAAGCAGGAGCCGGCCACTGTCCCGGCCGGTGACCCCAACCCGTTTAAGGCACTGCTGTGAGCGAGATCGCCAAGGGGAAGTTCCTGCGGTCGCTGGACGACGAGTCCGAGGCGTGGGCTGAGGCTCACGCTCAGGCCGCGCAGCTCCGCAGGTTGGGTATGACGGACCGCTTCGGAATGCGAGTCCGCCCGGTATTCGTCCAGCACAAATGGCGCTATTGGGTCGAGGTCGTAGACCGCAAGGCGTCGTAACACAACAGCAGAGATCACCTTTCAGGCCACCTCGTCAGGGGTGGCCTTTTCCATGCCCTCGAAGGGATCGAAATGAGCACCGTCACCATCCTGCTTCCCGCCCAGATGCGTAAGCACGTCGAGCGGAACGTCACCGGCGAGACGAAGGGTCAGCGCGAGCTGATCGCCGCCTGCAAGGCCCTGAACCTGGGCAAGTCGAACAACTCCTGTGACATCGAGCTGACCCAACCGGCGCTCGGGGCCGTGCTGGACCTGGCCCGCGCCTGGCGCAACAGCAGCAACGGGAACGAGCTGTCGGCCGGTGCCTCGATCCTGAAGCGCGGAGAGCTGCTGTACCGGCCCGAGGACCCGCGCGAGATCCGGCACGAGGTCAAGATGCCTCGCAGCCTCTCGCAGTACCTCACGAACGATGTGGCCTGGCTCAAGCGGAACAAGAACGCCCCCGAGTCCTTGCTGTCCGATCTGCTCGGGATGAGCTGGACCAGCACGGGCGCTACGGGCCGCATTCGGAACGAGGCCCTGGGGTGGATGCTGGTGAAGTGCCAGGCGCTCACCGACCACGACCACAGCGCGGTGCAGCGCAGTTCAAAGAAGTTCATCGACACCTACCGGGAGCTGTTCGAGAAGACGCAGCGGCTCACGAACGGTTACCTGGGCACGGACGACGACGAGGACCAGGAGCAAGAGGAGCCCGCGGCCGTCGAGGTCGAGCAGGAGGAGTCCGACGAGGACCAGGCCCCCGAGGTCACGCTCACGAAGATGCGCCTGTCCCACCTGATCGTCTGGGAAGACCGGGACTTCTACTTCTGGTACGGCGGTACGGCCAAGGGCAAGGCCCAGCCGCAGACGCCCATGCTGGTCTCGATCAACTGGCACGAGTCGAAGAACGGCACCAACTTCATCCGCTCGGCCGAGACGCGAGAGATCGTGGCCGAGGCACACAGCATGTCGAACGTCTGGGCAGCGCACGCCCGCGAGGAGAACAAGGCCCGACACGAGGCCGCGCAGGCGGCCCAGGTCGAGGAGCCGGTTGCCGTCGAGGAGACGGAGCCCGAGCCCGCTCCGGAGCCCACGCCGGCACTCAAGCCGAAGGGCCGTCCGGTCCCGCAAAACTGGCTGGACATGTGCGAAGAGGCGGACACGGAATCCGCCCGCGCTTGGTGGCGCGGTTACTGCGACCGTTACCGCCGAGGTGAGGTGTGAGCCCCAACGCAATGCCGAGGAACCGCCCTGCACGATTTGTGCAGGGGCGGTACTCAAAAGTGGTGAGAAAGTGGCAGAATCTCAGCAGCGATGAAAGCTGGGAGGAGATAGATGGAGCAGAGCAAGATTCTACTGCGGCCGTGCAACATCTGGCCTAAGAAGAAGCTCACGTTCTTTCAGGGGATGTTTTACTGCCTTCAGTGCGGGGACTCGTTCATGTACCTGAGCTGGGACGGTGAAATGATGTGGCACGACACGCCCATATCCGATCCGGGCCGGACGGTGGCCGAACGGCACACCGAATTCACGGGCTGGAGACTGAACGAGGCTGGCGAGAAAGTAGAGCTGTAGACGACGGAAGCCCTGCCGCTTGGAGTACGGCAGGGCTTCCGCTGATTAGAGTACAGGACCGTAAGATGCTGCCGCTGGCAGCACGAAGAGGGGGCATGCATGGCTCGCGTCATCCACACGACCGGGTATCTCACGAACGAGCAGATCACCAGCCTGTATGAGCTGGCCGAGAAGATGGATGTGGGTCTTCAGCTCTGGCAGGACACGCCTGCCCCTGATCGCTCATCCTTCCAATGGGCGGTGACGGGCAGCTACTTGAAGGTTCGCCGATTCATGCCGCACCTGAAGGCACTGGGTGAGCCGAAATCCTGAGCCCTGAGCCCTGAAACGACGAAAGGCCCCCAGCCCGAAGGCTGGGGGCTTCTCTCATCTCTCACACCGAGTGGACCCCTCCACTCAGAGCTTGGCCTGCCCAATCACGCCAGCGGCCGGGACAGTGGCCGGCACGGCGGGGGCGGGCTGGACGTTGACCGGCTCGGCCGGAACGGTGGTGTCAACCTCGGTGCCAGTCTGGACCTTCTCCAGCTGACCGAGGGCGTACTGAGCTGCCTCGGCGATGGCCCAGGCGCTCGCGGTCTTGGCGTCCTGCTTCCGCTGAGTCACCTCACCGATGCCGAGGAAACCGGCACCAGCGCCAATCAGTGCCTCCCACGGGACACCAGGGAAGCGGTGCAGCAGGATCGGGGTGACGGCGGCCAGGAGGCCGACGAGACGGACGGAGTGCTTGGCCAGGAAATTCTTCATTCATTCGCTCCTAGTGAGAGGGGGTCAGCGGCAAGCGGTGGGAGAGGCAACCGGCTTGCGCGTCTCGGTCGGGGTGGCCGACTTCGAGGGAACCGGCAGCGGCTTGGCCGAAGTCGGGGCAGCCGGAACGGTGATGGTCTCGCCGGGGTAGATCACGTTCGGGTTCTTGATCGCCGGGTTAGCGGTCAGCAGGGCAGCCAGGGAGATACCGGCAGCCACAGCGATCGAGGTCAGGGTCATGCCGCTCTTCACGATCACGGTCTTGACCTTGCTCGGAGCCGGGGCCGGCACGGGCTTCGGCGGGGTCACGGGAGCCGGGAGAACCGGGCCGTTTGCAGTCGCCTCGTAGTGGAAGCCGCTGCGACCGTTCAGGGACGGGTCCGCGGTGGTGACTCCCTCGGGGAACTCGGGCATGCCGTAGCCGAAGGTGTTCACGTCGCGCCGGGCGCGCTTCTTCAGGTAGACGCCGTTACCCTCGGCGCTGCCGTTGTCGTTCGTGTTGCCCTCGACGGTGTAGATGTAGGTCCCGTCATAGGCGTAGACGACGCCAGTGTGAGCCGAGCCGTTCGGACCGTAGAAGACCTGAGCACCGATGGCCGGGTACTCGCTGAAGCGGCCACGCTGCTTGAACCAGTCGAGCGCGGTCGAGCAGGACGCAGTACGCGGGAAGAGAGCCGCGTTGCCCGACTTCAGCGCGCCCCAGGAGACGAAGACTGCACACCACGGCTGGTAGTTGGCCCACTCAAGGCCGGGCACCTGCGCGGCGTACTTCTCGTCATTGTCCCAGTGGCCATTTGCGTAGCCCTCGCGGTAGCCGTTCTCTGCCTTGAGAACGTCGATGATTGCCTTAGCACCACTCATGTGTGATCCCCCTTCAGGGCATAGGAAAGGGGGCCGAGAGATTTCCCGGCCCCCATCAAGTTCGAGATGTCAGATGCGGAGAGCAGCGATCCTTGCGGGATCGAGAGCGGTCAGCAGCTCAATGAGCCGCTGGTTCTCCGCCTCGATTCGGCTCAGCCGCTCCTTAATTTCGCTCATGTCCGTCTGAAGGCGGTCAGCACGAGACTTCTGGGCCTCTGCCTCCTCGCGCCAGACCTTTGCGGACTGCGCGTGGAACGAGACCTTGATAACCGCCCCGAGGGTGGCGAGACCAGCCACTATGCCGACGTAGGTATAGAGCTGCGAAAGCTGCATAGTCCCCCCAATCAGGACTGAACAATGATCGTCGCGCTGATGATGTTGCCCGACACGAGAGAGACACCGTTGTTCGTGTCGAACCAGTTGAAGGTGTTCGTGGACGCGCCCACCTGGAAGACGGTGAAGTTGTTCGCACCATTCGCCAGAAACGTCGCGGCAGCGTGGTAGAGCGAGCTACCGCTGGCGATGTAGTAGCCGGTCCCGGTCGTATCAACTCCGTTGTGGACCAGGCCCGCAGGCAGACTGAAATTGAGATTGCCGGCGGCTGCGAGGGTCGTAGTGGACCCGCAGACGATCTTGACGTTCACGACCGTGGAAGACCCGATACGGCTGTACGAGGCGGTCATGGTGCCGTTCCCGAGGGTCAGCGCGCCGCCGCTGATGGTCGGCGTGTAGCTCGTGGTGGCACCGAGGTTGGAGGCCGTGAAGGTGCCGTCCGTCTGGAGAGCGCCGACACCCGAGCGGTACAGCGTGGTGTCTCGGTTGGCGGTGCCGGAACCGAGGTGGATCACGCCGTCTGCCGTCCATCGGATGCGGTCGTACTGGTCCGAGGTCATCCCGCCCGCGAGGACAGAGCTGGTGCTGTCCTTGCCGGACGCGGCGAACAGACGCTGACCGTTCGCCTGGCCGGTGACACCGAGGGAGGTCGCGGCGGAGGCCGTGACGCTCACGCCAGAGGCGAAGTTCACGCCGTTGGTCGTCTCCAGCACAACCGAGGGGAGAGCAGTGAACCAGTTGCCGGCCGCAGCTCCGGTGCCCTCGAACGTCGAGTTGATGAACCTGACGGTCTGGCCCTGGGCGACGTTGACGGAATACTGCACACCAGCCGTGCCGGTGGCCACGATGGGCGAGCCGAACGAGCAGCCGGTAACGGTGCCGGTCGCGGTGCCGCTCCAGTTCAGGTCATAGTTCGTGCCGGTGGCGGCCGTGCCGCTCTGGCTGATGCAGAGGTCCCGAAGGTTGATCTGCTTGCCGGTCCCATCGACCTGGATGGCGTGCGAGCTGTTGTTGATGAACCGCATCTCGTTGCAGTGGATCTGGTAGGCCCCGCCAGCAACGCGGAGACCAACCGAGCCTTGCTGGATCACGCCGCCGTCGAGCTGGACGTTCTGCGGGCTGCCGTTCGGGCCGTCTTCGATCAGCACGCACGGGGCACCGCTCGGGCCAAGGGTGTCGAGGTTCTTGATGAACGAAGCCGCGGTACGTCCCTTGATGTGCAGCGAAGAGCCGGTGCCGGTGCTGACCCACGAGAAAAGATTGGTGATCAAGACATCCCAGGCGTCTTCGATCCGGAAGCCGTCGAGGTTGGAGCTGGCACCAACGGTCACGCCGGTCTGCATGATCTGGATGTCCGAGACGAAGCTGTTCAGAGCGAAGCCGGAAGCGGTGTTGCCCAGGAAGCGGATACCGCCCGCGCAAGAGCGCGCGATGATCTGGGAAAGCATCGTGCCGTCCGGGTTGCCGGTGGCCGAGGTGTTGGCCATGACGTTGACCGCCCAGCCGTTCACGTACCACATGTCACAGGCGTCCACCTTGGCGCGACGAGCGCCGACGATCTGAATGGCGTCAGCAACAGGGTTGTTGGTGGTCACCTGGTTCTGACCGTTGATCGAGAGACCAACCACCTGGCAGTTGTAGGCCGAGATGGTGACGGCCGCCGTGCCGGTGAAGGCCGGGCCGATCACCAGCTTGGACGCCTCGGGACCGTTGCCCAGGAGGGTGACGGACGGGTTCGAGAGGGTGAGGCCGGCCGAGTTCAGCAGGTAGCTACCGGCCGGGAAGAACACCGGGTCGAGGTTGGTGGAAGTGGTCGCGTTGATCGCTGCCTGAATGGCTGCCGTGTCGTCCGTGACGCCATCGCCACGCGCCCCGTAGTCCCTGACGTTGACGTAGTTCAGGGCCGCCTTCGAGACGTAGTTGGCGTCCACGTACGCCCGGTCTCCGTGCGGGTCGTTCGCCACAAGGTGAGCGTCGAAGCGGTCGCCGACCGAGACGGAGGTCAGGGCGACCCGCCCGGCCCCGAAATCGACCCACAGCACCTCGAAGCCGTCAGGGCCGTAGAACTGGGGGAGCATGCCGTTCGTGCCGCAGACGAGCTGAGTGAGTGGAGCACCCTGAGTGTCGGTCAGGTCTGTGATGGTGTTGGCGGCTGCCGAAGGTCCGTCATAAGCAGTTCCGACCGCATTCGGGATACGAGCGCCGGTAGCGTCCTCAGCCGCACTGTCAACGGTTCCACCGAAGATATTTCGCGCCATGCATTGTCCTTACTCGTTGAACTTGTTGGCCTCATAAACGCCACTGATGATGAGTTCCGAAGATGCCGGGAGCTTGATAAGGCCGTCGTATCCGGCAGCCGTAGAAGTCGGGCTGGGGTAGTCGAGGTAGAGCACCGAAGAGGCTCCGCCAGACGGAATCTCGCCGAGAACATGGATGATGTTCGGCAGACCGCCATTGAACTTCCCGTTGTAGATGTGGCCCGAGATGATCTGTCCCGTCTTTCCGCATGCGGGAACGGGCAGCGTGATGCCCATGTGCCATTCGGTCGAAGCGATGTCGATTTCCGAAACGGTGTAGATGTTCACCGAGAAGAACACCGTGTTGGGTGCAATCCAGCGCCACCGACCCGTTCGTGAGGCTTGGCCCACGGGAGTCTGAGACTTCGCATTTGCCACGGTCGGCGTGTAGAGCCGGGACTTCCCGTAGTCGCGGACTTCGAGAGAGGCGTCACGGCCTCGGAACCACTCGGTCTGGACATCGTTCGTGTTGCTGTCCATGTCCACGAACGTGGTGCCGATAGGCAGCAGAGGAGCCGTCAGGCTCGCGTTCCACGGCACCGCGACGTTGCCGGGCACCTGGTAGGAGATGATCGAAGTAGCCGTCACCGTGCCGTTGTTGGCGGGCACGGACAGCGTGTAGAGAGGCATCTCCCAGCGGCCGTTAGGCGTCTTCGTGGGAGCCGGGGTGACCGGAGACGGGGCCGGCTGACCGGTCACGATCGCCAGGTTCACCGAGCCCGCGGCGAGGTCTGCGCGGATGACCACCAGGTCTGTGCGAGGCACAGAACCGGTATTCGGCGCGATGTTCAGAGCGATGCTCGAAGTGAGCTGGTAATAGAAACCGCCCACAAAGGCATTGCCCGGCTGAATGGAAACCTGACCGTTGGAGATCGTGGCCCAGAAGGGCAGCGCGTTGCCTGCGTAGTTGGTCGAGGTGAGCTGGAAATCGACTCGATCCCCGCCCATCATCTTGGCCATGAGCTGCCACTGAGCCTGACTGACCATCTTCGTCCCGCCACCGGAGCTGTCGGCAGCGAACGGGTAGCTGATTTCTGCCATTAGAAACTCGCCTCTAGCTTCCTGAGTTGGGCACGCATTTTGGATACGATTCGGTAGATGTTGACTGGGATTCCGTTGGTCTGGATTCCAACGCCCGGAGTAACGCTGACGGTCTTACCGCCATCGGCCACGGAGATCAGGCATTCGCTGATCACGTCCGAGTAATCGACGCCGTTCACGTTCACGGTCACGATGTCGCCGACGTAGTAGTCACGGCCGAACTTCAGTTGCGGCGTGTCAATCGGGGTGATCTGAAACTGACCGTTCTTCGCCCCGGCGAAGAGAGCCTGAGTGGCTGCGTCCTTCACGGCCTGGAGCGCGGACGTGTAGGCCGCGTCCGTGACGGTGGGATCGGCCTTGATCGGCTGACCGGTCACCGGGTCTGCCTTCAGCGGCAGGTCTCGCCGGTCAACGAACTGCTCGATCGACAGGCCCCATTCGGCCTCAGAGTCGGTGTCGATCTGCTGGTACATGTAGCGGCTGTTACCGGTGCCCTGGCAGGCCACGATGACGCGCGTGACGGTCGGGGCCGTCTCGGTCCACACGTACGCCTGAAGGTTGCCCAGGTCGTTGCTGAAGCGGACCGACTTGGACAGGTCCCGAGGAGCGAAGACGCTCAGGACGATCTTCTTCTGATTGGCGTCCCAGACGAACCGGTAGCCCGTGGTGCTGTTGTTGATCCAGCTTTCGAGCTTCGTCCCGATGACATCCCACGAGAGGTTGTCCGTGATGGTCGGGCCGGTGGTCGGCATGGCCGGCACCACGAGATTCGGGATCTGCCGTCCAGCCGTGGCACCAGGGCCAAGGGCCGAGTTCAGCTCGTTCCAGACCAGCTGACTGGCCGGGCCTGAAACTGCCCTGGTGTCGTTGGTGGTGTTCCACTGCTTGTCCGGTGCCTGCGTCGGGTCAGGCAGAGCGAGGCGGTTGTACGCCAGCTTGTTGTCACACTTCCCGGTGACCACGAGCTTCCCGTAACCGGTCTGTCCGTCGTTGGACCACTGGTGCTGGAAGCTCTCGATCTGCCCGGAGAAGACCGGCACGGATACGCCGTCCTGGTAGACCCCGATGCCGCCTCCGGGCTGGAGAAGCTGTGTCTGGGCCACGTCGTCTTCGAGGACGAGAGACCAGGTGCCTTCCTGGCAATAGCGGATCATCAGGTCAAGCTGAATCCACGTGTCGATCATGCCTATTCGGTTCAGGTTGGCGTCGCGCACCTCGATTCGGTAGCCCATTCACACCTCTGTCAGTACGTCGAATATCGGGGGTTGAGCGTCATGGTCACGGAGGCTTCTCCGTCGCCTGCTATGGCGTTGATTTGCACCTGTGACGTGCCCTCGGGGATTGACCACAGCGAGGGATTCGGCCCCAACTGGGGCCAGTAATTCGTTCCCTGGTCATCCATCAGGGTTTTGAAGCCGGGACGGGTATCCACGGTCAGCGTTCGCCCGGCCGGCACTACGTCTGTGCCGTCCGAGTTGGCAGGGATCGCCCAGGACGAGCCGTCCGGGCCGGTCAGGGCGATGGAGCGGACCGGGCCTGTAACTGTCCAGATGGGCCACGCCTCGATGTCCCCGTTGTTGGTCACGGTGGCTGCACCAGAGACCGGGGTACCGCTGCTCAGGGTCAGCGGCAGGAACGGGCTGGCCAGGAAGGGCACTTCAGCGCCGAACGCCCAGGACTGGCCCACGGCGGTCTGTCCGTAGAACCAGGGATCGAAGGCAGTGAGCTGGATGCCGTAGCTGGTCCACGTGAAGCCGGATGCGTCAGACGACTCGTCGCCTTCCATACCGGCCGTGTAGTAGCAAGTCAGAGTCCGCGGACTGCCATGGGACTCTTGGAACTTGAGGACGCAAGGGCCGTTCTTCGGGTTGAGAGCGTCGGCCAGCTTCCTCTTGAACTTCCGCAGCGATGAACGGTCAATTCCGTAGACGTAGAGCGGTAGCAGGACCAGGCGCGAAGTCGCCCTAGAGCCCCGGTAGATCGCTCCATCGAGATTCGGTGAGTCATCGGAATGCAACTCGACCGGAGGCATGTCCAGCCCGGTAGCGCCGGGCTGGAGCACGATGGCCGGCCAACCTGCTGACGAGATGCCGGTCAGGGGGATCTCTTCCCCCTGACCGTTGCTTCCCGTGATCGACACGTACGTTCGCTGCCATTCCTGGGGGACCGGGGGAACCGGCCCCCCGCCTACCCATGCGCCATCAATGAGAAGTGGCGGCACTGCGGGAATGGGCATTGATCAACTCCTAATCACGTGGTGCCGTACATCACCTCCGCGTAATGCATGGCTCGAAGAACCGATGCCGTGGTGTCTTCCGACTTGGCTTCATGGATGTGGATCTCGTACTTCGGGCCGAGAAGCCCAGCCGTCTCGCTGGCCGTACGGACCCGCTCACCACCTCGGAAAGACACCAACTCCGGACCGCGCTCGCCCACCAGGGCCAGGCCCGGCGAAGCAGAGAGCGTGCCGCTGGCGTAGGCCGGCACTGTGGTCTTGGTGGTGGTCTTCTTCTTTTTGGTGGTCGTCTTCTTCTTCACAGGCGGCTTGGCAACCGTCTGCGGCTTGCCCGTGAGCCAGGTCAGGAGCGTCGCAAGTGCGCTATTCATCGGCGTGCCAGAGCCGAAACGCAGGTTGCTTTCAAGGGTCTTGACGATGGTGTTCGCCATGTTCTCGATCTGCTTGACCACCGCGGAGTCTTGGCTTTGCAGGCCGTTGACGAGAGCCTGAGCCGACTTCTCGCCTGCCGCGTAGTACGACTTAGCCACCGTGTTCCCGAGGGAATCGGAGGCCGTACCGATAGCGGCATCACTGGCGTTGATGCTGGACACCTGGGCCTTGGTCGCCTGAAGCAGCGCTTCGGCCATGGACGCACCCTGATCGGGTCCGGCCTGGGCAACCTGGCTGATGATGTCCGGGCTGAACCCGGCCTTCGCCAGCTTGGTGATGTCGGCCTGGAATGCCTTGATCGCCGACACGCGGCCCTGGAGCCCCGCAACCGCAGCGTTGGCACTCATCCCGCCCGTACCGAAGATCGTGGCCAGTGTGGAGCTTGACTGAGCCGTGCTGGAGATCCCAGACGCCATGGACGCCTCGTCCGCCTGCACCTTGCTCAGCGCCGTCTGAGCGGCCTTCAGCTTGGTCGTGATCGTGGTCCGCTCGTTCACCAGGTTCGTGAGGGTCTTGTTCTCCCGACCGAGCCAGTTGTTCAGACTGTTCTCGGTACCCGAGCCAATACGGCCCTCGGTGAATGCCTTGGTGATGATCTCGTACAACTTACTCACCGCAGTGCTAAGCCCAGAGAGACCCTTCTCCGCATCCACCACAATCCCGCTCTGAACCGTGCCGGTCGCATAGCCGTTGGAAACCCGGTTAGCTGCCAGCATCGAATCCGTGTGATTCAGGACCGTTTCCCCGCCACCGAAGTTCACGAGTTCCGGGCCTTCCTCACCGACCCATGCCCAACCACGCGCCGCACCGGTCGTGCCGGTCGCGTATCCCTGAGTTCCGGAAAGGGCCTGAGGCCACTTCGAGCCGTAACGGTGGATTGCGTAGTTCAGACCCGCGAAGATGCTCGCCATCGGGTTAAGGATGCCGAGAGACTTGTACGGACCCGCATAGGTGTCGAAGGTGGAAGGAATGGTCTGCATGAGGCCCTGCGAAGGGTGGCCGGCCTTCGCATTCGAGTCCCAATTGTTGACGGCCCCCGGATTGCCACCGGACTCCACACCAATTCGGTGAAGCACCAGATCCGTGTAGGACTCCGAGATGCCGAGCTGCGCGAGGGCAGCCCTAACCTGAGGCGTCCAACGAGAGACCGCGGACCCGTTACCCGGCTCGCTGAGAGCCTTCGTCGCAGTGCCAGTAACGTCCGGAGGAGTCATCCCCCTAAGCGTGCTGTGCTGCGAGAAGTCGAACAGTCCGTTCAGATTCGGCAGGGCATCCTTTGCGGTCGAGTAGATATTGCCGATGACTTCCTTGGCATATTTACCCGGTGCATTCCAGATTTTGCCCACTGACCCGGCCATGTCGATCACTGCATCGTATTCCGAGGTCACCAGGTCCCAGACCCCGGAGACGGCGTTTTCCACCGTGCCGACGGGATCAGTCACCAAATCCTTCGCAGTGCCGAAAACCGATTTCACAGAGTCCCAGGTGCCGGTAAAGAGATTCTTCACCGTATCGACCAGGACCGAGGGGGAGAACATGTCACCGACGAATTTCTCACCGCGATGGAGGACGTTTCCGTCACCCTTCCACACGTCATTCCAGAAATTCTGACCGGCAATCGGGGCGAGAGCGCCACCGACAACACCGATCGCCTGGCCCACCGCAGTAGGCACCTTCTTCAAGAACTTCCAGGAATCCGCGGCCATGAAGTCGAAAAGGCCCTTGGCCTTCGTGGCGACATCCACACCGATATTCTCGCCAGCACCGGCACCCACATTGTGAATGCCCTGGCCGACCGAACCGCCAGCACCATCGGCACTGACGTCCATTCCCATATCCGCGATAGCAGCGAGAGCGTCAGGCGCGAAGTTGATCGACTTGGCAACGTCGATCAGCTTGTTCAGGCCCAGCTTCTCCACCACGCCACCGAGGGCGTAGGGACGGCGGACGAGCTTGCCTCGGATGGCCATCGCGTTCCACGAGTTGATCCGGTCCGCACCGAGAGCCGCAGTGACCTCGGGACGAAGGACCGACTCACCGGGCGAGAGGATGGCCGGCACGGAGTCCACGCCAGGCGCGTAGCCCTCGATCACACCACCGGTGGCCTTCTTGACCGGAGACACGGACGGACCGTGACCCCCACCAGGAGCCTTCTTGGCGATGGCATCAAGCGTCAGGTCCAGAGCGCCAGCAGCAACCTCGGCGTCAGACAGCGCCGTGCGAAGGCCCTTGATCGCGTTGGTGATCTGCTCCATGGACTTGGTGTCCACGGCGTTCAGCTCGCTCTTCAGGCTGAGCGGGTCAGCCCCACCCACCTTCGACGCCGCCTTGTCGGCTTCGTCGCGGATGCTGGTGAGCTGCTTGCGGATCTTGTCCAGCGTCTCCGCGTCGAGGATCACCAGGTCATCAATCACCGACTTGACCGAGGTCTTCAGTCCGTCCGTGACCGTGGTCGTCTCGGTGATCTGCTTGTCCACCGTCTTGAGCGAGTCTTCGTCCAGCGTGGTCATGAGCGCGTTCGACTCGGTGACCTTCGAGTTCAAGGCCCCCTGAGCCTGCGTGACCTGCTCAAGCTGGTTCTTCAGGCCGTCGAGCTTGGCTTGGTTGAACTCAGTCGTCTTGAGCTTGGCTTCCTCGGTGGCCGTAGCTGCCCGAGAGGCAGCCATCTGCACGGAGGTCTGTGAGCCAGCGAACTGGGCCGCCACCGTCTCCAGCTTGGAGCGGTTGAGATCGGTCAGGGTGAGCTTGAGTTCCTTGACCTTGCCTTCGGCTTCCTTCAGCTTGGCCTCGAAGTCCTTCGAGTCCAGCGTCAGCTTGTCCTTCTGGCTGTTCTGGCCGGTGAAGTTGTCGAACGCCTTGCGGCCCACAGAGCGGCTGTCTCCGCCGTTGGCGTTGGCACGACGCTGCTTGAAGCGCTGAAGGAACGTGGTCGAGTCCTCGCCCGCCTGGACGAGATCCTGTCCGTCCTTCGCGGCCTTGCTCTTCAGGTTGTCGCCTGCACGTCGAGCAAGGGTCAGGTCGTTCCCGTTGGCGTTCTTGGCGAGATCCCGAGCGGCTACGGCGTCACTCAGTGCCTTGTCCCGAGCAGGACCCTTAGGCAGCGCCATGGCGTCGTTCACGGCCCGGTCAGCCTCAGAGAGCCGCTGACGGTTGCTGGTCTTCGTAGACCCGAGCAGGCGGTCAGCCTCACGGCTTGCAGACCCCTTCAGGTCGGCCGCGGCCTTCTGTGCGTCGGTCTTCGTACCTATGCCGGTGACCTGGCCACCGAGCTTCAGAGCGCCAGCGATGCCCTTGCCCACGGGGGACAGGAGCGTCATCACCGTCTTGAGCGTCTTGGACAGCAGGCCCAGGCCCAGGAGCACGGGAGCCGCAGCAGCGGCCAACTCACCGAACTTCATCACGGCGTCTTCAAGGCCCTTGTGGGTCTTCAGGAAGTTCGCCAGTCCGACAGCCCAGTTGCCCAGAGTGGTCAGAGCATCGAACGAGGTCTTCAGCAGGTCCCCGGCAGGAGCCTTCAGGTCTCCGCCGATCGTGCCCACCTTGTCCAGCAGGCCACCCTTGCCCATGATGGCCGCGCCGGCACCCGTCCAGACGCGCTGTCCGTTCGGGTTGGTCTTCACGAAGAGGTCGGCGAGGCCGTAGGTAGCCTGCTCCTTCATGTTCGTGAGGCGAGCGCCGATCGAGGCGTTACCGAGATTCCCGGCCGGGTTGAGCTTCCCGTTCTGCGTGAGCTGGTTGTCTCGGGTGATCAGGGCCTTGACGATCGTCTGGCCGTCGATACCACCGTTCGTCCGAGATCCCTGAAGGAACTGGAGCAACTGAGCCGAAGCAGTGTCCGTAGTCGGAGCCTTGATCGAAAGGCCCTGCTTGGCGTAGGTGGCGTTCTGCTGGTTGATCCACGCCTGAGTGTGGTTCCGGTCCTGGAAGCCGAGCATCTGGGCCAGTTCCTCAATCGGAACACCAGCGTCGTTCGCCAGGGTGGTGGCGTTGACGGTCCGAGTCCGGCCCATCTCCTGAATCTTCGAGACCGCCTTGAAGGCGTTGGCCACCTGCGTCGGGTCCGTGATGCCGCCCAGGGCGGCGAGGTTGCCGACAGCCTTGACGAGATCCAGAGCTTCCGTCGAGGCAGCAGCACCAGCGGCAGCCTTCTGGGCCGTCGTGCCGTTGGAACGCGGGTCGTGAGACATCGCCTGGCGCGTGTACTGCACGCCGTAGGTGAGCATGTCCTGAACCGCGTAGGGCGTCTGTACGCCGTAGTCCTTCAGGCCCGTGATCATCTTGTTGATGTCGCTGTAGGCCACGCCGATCGAGGCAAGCGCCGTCTGCGTCTGCATCAGGGAGTCGGCCGACTTCATGCCGAAGTACGCGACAGCACCGGCAGCACCCATCATCGGGGCGACGATGTTCGTGGCGATCGAGGTACCGATGCCGGTCACCGTCTTGCCGAAGGAGCTGACCCCCTTCTCGGTGTTGGACCAGGCAGAGGCGATCTTCGAGGACATGGTGACCTCGGTCGAGGCAAGCTGAGTCAGCGCAGCCTTCGAGGTGGCGAGCTGGGCAGCGGCAGTCTTGGCAATCGCCTGCTGCTTCTCGATCTCGCCCTCAAGGAAGGCCGTCTTGATCTCGCGGTCAGTCGTCTCCGCCTTGAGCTTCTGCTGATACGCCTCGTCGTAGGCAGCCCGCCAGGCGGTCTGAGCCTCGGTGGCAGCGGCCTTGGAGATGTCCGCCGTGAGCTTGTACGCCTGCTGCTTCAGGGCCTCGCCGCGGGCAGTCTCCTGCGCCTCCAACGCGGTCATCTGCTTGGCCTCGTTGATGCGAGTCAGGTACAGCTTCTTACCGGCTGCATCCATCTCGTCCAGCCGGGCCAGGAATGCTTCTTTGGCGTCCGTGCCGTACTTGATCTCAAGGTCACGCGCGTTGAGCGCGGTGCGCTCCTGCTGGCGGGCAGTCGCCTGGCCGGCCTCCGCCTTGGCGTCCTCGTTGCGGATGAACGCCTCGGTGACCGCCTGCATGAGTTCGATCTGCTTCTGAGCGTTCGCCCCAGCGTCCTTCAACTGGGCAGCGTAGGAGGCCACTTCGAGCTTCTGGCGTGCGTCGAGCTGAGTGCCGTACTTGTCCGTAAGCCACTGCTGCCACATCGCCTCGGCTTCGGCCTGCTTCTGGGCCAGGGATTCGAGGTTCTTGTATGTCTTCTCGATCTTCGCCTGAATGTTGGCCATCGTCTTAGCGACAGCAGCCTCATCCATCTGCGGCGTGATCTCGATATAGGCATTGCCGATCTTGATGCCCGGATTAGCCGACATTCGGCCCCCTTACAGATTGCTCATTTGGCTGAAGAAAGACGCCACCTCCTGTCCGGAGGAGTAGTCATAGGTCGGTTTCGGCGGCTCTACATAGCCAGGCCGGGGGAGGGGATCAGGCACAGCCAGATCCTTTGCATCCGACGAGTTGGCCTTGATGAAGAGGTAGTTCGAAAGCTCCTGCGCATCCGACAGCCGAGCCAAGAGGTAATCGTTCGCGGACCACTCCGCGGCCTCGTCCATCGCTGCTGCGAGCGTGGACCTACCGGCCTTCGTAATGAGTGACTGGACGAGAACGCCGATGCGGCGAAGAGAAAGCCGCCCACGCCAAAGGTCCATCAGATCGACCCGGAAGAACTCCAAGAGATCGGCCTCAAGTTCGTCCGGGTAATCCTGGATGACGTGAACGGTGTCGATCAGTTTCCCGTGCTGCCGTTGAGCTTGTCGGACAGCTCCTTGAAGTCACGGATGGTCGGGCGAGTGGCCTTGTAGATGGCCCACTGCTCCGCGCCCAGGACCAGGCGGACGATCTCAACCTCAGACTCGGCCTCAAGGATGTCGAGGGGGTAGTCAAGCGGGGCCGGCACCGTGAAGGTGATGCCAGCGTGGTCGAACGTGATGGGGGCCTCGGTGGCCTCAGCCTCGACGGGCTTGGACACAGCAGTCTTCTTGGCAGCGGGCATGGTAACTCCTGGAAAGCGTGGGGGTCTTGGGGTGAGAGAGAAGGGCGTGTCCGGCTGGTAGCGTGAGACCGACTGACGGCGGGCAGGAGACGCCAATGGAAGATCAGCTCTTGAAGATGATCTTCTCGGCAGCCGAGCTGGCTGCTGTGGTCATGGTCCTCACGAGGGTCTTCGTGAAAGACCTGGCCGAAACGCTCAAGGCAGTTCTTGAAGCAGCGCGGTCGCTCAAGCGCCGCGAGGACGATGAGCCGCACTGAGCAGGAGAGGCCCGGCCGGAAAGCCGGGCCTCTCTCACATCAGGACGTGGGGGTAAGCGCGTCCTGCGCGGCGTCGTCAACGGCCGCGTCGTCGGTCAGCACGTAGCCGAGAGACCCGTTGAAGTCGAGCGCGTCAAACGTCAGCTCGAAGGTCTGGGCGGTGGTGCGCTGAAGGGTGATCGCGCCTCGGTCGGCGACCATCGCGCGCGGCACGACCACGCGATAATTGCGGCCCTGGTCCTGCCAGTCCACGACAATGGACAGTTCCTTCAGCTCCGGAACCGAGGACAGGTCCAGCTTCCACGTCGGCGTGGTGCCGGTCTGCTTGACCCAGGTAGCGCCGTAGAAGGTCTCAGTGGTCAGGACGTTGACCTCAGACAGCATCGCCTTGATGGAGAAGGTTGCGTCCTTGACGTTGTAGAGAACCGGAACGGCGCTCTGCCAGACGTTGACCGGGTTGGTGTTCACCTGCGGGGTGATGGTCACGCCGGTATCGGCGATGTAGCCAACCGAGGTGTAGCCGGTCGGGGGAGTCTTGCCGTCGCCAGGAGCGACCGGCAGAACGGTGGAGCCAGTGGCACCGGTCGGGGCCGGGGCGAGGTACATAGCGCCGTTCGGCGCGAACCGGATGTTAGAGGCGTCATTCGCCATATAGGCACTCCTTGAAGAAGGGAACAAAAAAGGCCCCTCAAGGGGGCCGTAATGGGTAGACGATCAGCTTTCGGTGAAGAAGATGGCGACTTCCCCGCCGTACGCGTCTTCGTTGGACGCGTTATCAGGCACGAACTTCGGAGATGAAATCTCCTTCACATCGAGGATCTGAACTCCGTCGATGAGCTTGCCCGGCAAATCCTCAAGGAGATATTCGCGGGTGAGATACGCGAGGCCGGCGGCTGATGCACGATCCGCGTTGTAGGCGTCGTACCAGATGTCAGCGCGGTCCATCTTGTCGCGCATGATGCGGTGTCCACCGCTGTGGTAGAGGTAGATCGAGAGATCGCCCGGATTGCGACCGATCAGAGTTCCGGTCGGCACAGCATCAGGCGGAAGGTTCTTGCAGGTCTTGAGATAGTCGATCAGGAAGGCAACGGGATCAGCTCTCACTCGATACGCTCACCTTCCAATACACCCTTGATGAAAAAGCGGCCTGCGTGCCGGTTACCTGCTCGGTCGGTCCAGCCCTCTTCCTGAAGCAGCGCGTGACGTGCTTGAGGGTTCTCCTCGACCGTGACGAAGCCGACGTATTCGCCGTCAATCTCCTCGACCAGAGCACCGATGTTCTTCTTGATCGAGTAGGCGTCCGTGCGCACGTGAGGGCCGCGCGGAGCGGCCTTGATGATCTTCTCGGCCAGGTCCGCCGTAGCGGCGGTCACCAGCTCAAGCGTCTTGTCAGACACGAGAAACAGGGACTCCCAGCCCTCATTCGTCTTGAAGGTGAAAGACCCGTTGCTGAAGCGCTTCGTCTCGTTGGTCACTTGATCACCCTCGTAGCGTCCAGCTCCACGAAGGAGCGAGTCCCGAGGGTCCACGTCCACGCCTCACCATCGACCAAGAACCACTCGCCGCGGACTAGCAGTCGGTCCGCCGAGTCGATGACCGGGTGACCCTGTAGGTAGACCGTGATGCGGAGACGGCTCGTCTCTCGCACGGCTCGATCAGGCGTGTAGGTACGGCGGTAGGGGAGAGCGGCACCCAGGCCGGAAAAGACCACCGTGGCGTTGTCCCAGTCACGGTGAGAGCCGTACTCGTCGGCGATCAGTGGAGCGCGGTAGACGGCTATGGTGTCGGTGAAGAGTGCCAACGGATCTCCTCAGCAACAGGGTTGGGTACGTTCGTGCGGTGCAGCGTGTAGGTCCCCATGCGCTTGCGGTACCGCTTCAGGCCCAGTTGGGCAGCGTTGGAGAGACCCGGATTGTTCGCGGTAGGCGCGTACTGGACTTCCAGCTCACCGGTCTTCTCGATGACCGTGCCGGGAGCAACGGCAATCCAGCGGATGACCTCCGAGCAGATCACTGACCGCACGGCTCCGGGGAGAGCCGGCCACCCCCACGAAGCCGTGAGAGTGACCGACCCGAGCACCGGGCCTCGACGCAGGAAGAGCGTCCGGCCGAGAATCTGCCAGTCCTGCCCGGACACCAGCTCCGTGCCGTCGTTCGTGACGACGGAGGAGACAGTCAGGCCGGGGAAGTACCGGAAGGGGATCTCTGCCTGACCCCCTTCAATGAGGAGGTCGAACGACTCGTTGCTGTGCTGCGCAAAGTCGTTCTGGCAGTAGTCCAGGACCAACGCGGTGGCGTCCTCGATGAACGCCGTAATCCGGGCGGCCTCCGTGTCGTCTGCGACGGGCCGCCCGAGACGGGCGACCACATCGTCAAGCGTTACGGAAGCCACTTACTCAGTCCGCGACCTGAGTGACGGAGACGGTGGCGTTGTGGGTCGCGAGAGCGGCCTCAACGTTCCGAGCCACAACGAGCTGTTCCGGGCGGATGACCTTCGCGTCGTAGATGACACGCGACTTGATCGCGTCGGTGAAGGTCTCCTGAGGCTTGTACGCCTCCATCTGAGCGAAGGGGATGACCACGGAAGTCGCAGCGGTGGAACCCATGAACAGGTCCACGGCCTCGAACTTCTGGTTGCCCTTCTTGATCAGCGGGTTGTTCGGGCGGGTGTGGCTACCCAGCGCGTTCGCAACCTGGACCGGGACACCCAGAATGGTGCCGATGTGGCCGGACGGGATCACGGCCGGGCCGCCGTAGACCTGGGCCTCGATGAACTTCGGGTCACGCAGCAGCGCCGAGCGCATGCGCGGGGAGACGAACAGGAAGCGGTCCGACGGAGCCGACTTGATGTCCAGGTTCTCCAGCATGGAGACCACGTAGTCATAGACCGACAGGATGCGGTTCGCAGCGACGCGGGTGGCGTAGTCACCGGTCGGAGCGTCGGTGATCTCGTCAATCTGGCCGTGCAGGGCCGGCAGGCCGGTGACGGTCGCGCCCGCGTCGTTCGCGCCGTTCAGGTCCTTGCCCGCGATGGCCGCGAGGAGGGTCTGAGCAACCAGCTCATCCAGCTTGATGGCCATGGCGCGAGCGCGCTGGGCGATCAGGTTGGACATCAGGTCGATGCCAGCCTTGGTCTGGAGCTGGTGGAGCGCATCCACCTCGATGTGGAACGAGCTGCCCTTGGCAACCCGCATGTCGATGTACTCAAGCGCGGCGTGGTCAGCCGCACCGATGGAGCCGTACGCCGACACCAGGCCCTTGTCAGACACCTGGTCGTTGACGAAGTGCGGGATGTGGACGACATCGCCCTCTCGCCGGAACTCACCCTCATACTGCCGGTTGGTGAACTGGGCAGAAGCGAGAACCAGCTCCTCTTCGAGATCCTGGAGAAGCTCAGCAACCCAAATCTCGGGGATGAAAGTGTTGCCGGAATTGGCCTGAAGGCCAGTGCCAGCCTGAGTCAGAAAACCATCAGCCATGCATTACCTCTTTAGGTAGGTCAGATTTCACCCCGGAGAAGGGAGTCAAGGCGGCCTTCCTTACGGGCAGCGTTGATCTCGCCGGGAGTCATTCGGGAAAGGTCGGAGCGGGAAAGCTGGCCAGCGGCCGGGCTTCCCTGGCGACCAAGGCCGATGTCCTGGCGGAATGCAGGTGCAGCGGCCGGCTTGGGCAGGGACGAGATGAACCCCTTGACCGCATCCGAATCCACGGAGCCGTCAGAACCGAGGAATCGGTTCAGGTTCAGGAAATCCGCAGACGGAAGCTCCACGCCTGCGGCGGCGGCCTGAGCACGAAGCTCAGCCTCAGCGATCCGAGTACCGACCTCAGCGAGAGCGGCATTGCGCCCCTCTGCCTTCGCGGCCTCAATCGCCTTCTCGGCGTCGCTCATCTGCGACTGCCGGAGGTTGTCCAGCTCGGTGCTGGTGCTCTTGAATCGGTCCTCGTTCTTCCGACTCAGCGCCTTCCACTTATCGACCTCGGCCTGAAGGCTCTCGACGGTCGGATCGTTTCCGGTCCCCGAGTTCGGGTCACCCGTGTTCGCGGTGGAAGGGTTAGGGGTGTTGTTCTCGTCACTCATGCGTTTCACCATTTCGGCCAATAAAAAAAAACCCCCATTTCGGGAGCCTCATCGGATTCGTACTGTGCGGTTAGGAGCCGGTTGACTTCCGGGCCTGATTACCGCTGTTGCCCTGCGGCGGCTTGGCTGCCGCCTTCTGAGCGTCCGGCGAAGGACTGCCGGCGTTCTGGGGAGCCGGGCTGTTGCCCGGTCCGGGCTTCGTGGTCGGGGTAGGACCGACCGGGTTCTGACCTGCAAGCGGGTCCTGCACGGGCATGGGGAACTTCTGCGCCAGTTCCATTGCGGCCTTGGCGTCGGCCTCCCTCATGTCCTGGAAGCGTGCAACCTGCTGCGGGGTGTAGCCCGCGTCAGAGAGGAGCTGGTCCCGGGGGACACCGATCATCTGGAGCTTCAACAACGCGTCCATCTGCTGAGCCTCGGTGTGGTTCTCCGGGTCCTTCCAGATCGTCTCTGCCGAATACGCCTGCGAGCGCGGGTCGTTGAGGACCGCGAAGCACAAGCGCATGACCTCTTCCCACGCCTCACCGAAGTGCAGCATTCGCTCTCGGGTCTTGGCGATCAGGCCAGCCTCAGCGGCCGTGATGCTCTCACCCGAGGGAACTGCTCCACCGTTCAGGAAGTAGTGGAAGGGGATTCTGGAAATCGAGGCCATGTGCTGAACCAGCATCTCGATCAGAGACACGTAGTTGCCCAGGTCGGCAGCCTCGAACTGCCCGAACTTGGCGTTCGGGTCTTCGGCTTGAAGCAGCTTGTCCACCGCAACCTTGAAGGGCTCGATGGGGTTGCCGTTGTCGTCCTCCACGATTTCCAGGCCCGTCACGTACCGCTGCGGCCAGGCCGCGTACTCCGACGCCACCAGGGCGTCAGCGGTCGTCTTGTTGATGGCGTCCTGGATCGGGATGACCACGTGAAGGTCAGAGACCGGATCGCGTAGCAGGCGCGACCTGTTCGAGATGGGCACGACCGGCACGACCCCGAGGGGGTTCGGTGAGCGGGTCGGGTTCTCCCAGGAGAAGGTTCCCTTGGCGAAGGTGTAGACCGCATCGGGCAGCCACAGCGTCACCCATTCCCGGCCCCAGTCATCGAAGTAGAACTTCGCAGCCGCGTCGATGTCTCGGCGGGAACCGGGGTGGTACTGGACGATGACGTGTTCCGCGGACTCCATGGTGATGGTCGGCTTGCCGTCCGAGTCAGCCCAGACAACGGCGTAGGCGACACCCTGAATCATCGCGTCGAGCTGAGCGGCGTTGGACTCGGCGTCCATGTAGTTCCGCTGCCAGATGTCCTGTGCGTCCTTGTCGGCATCAGGCTCATCGGTCATTCGGAAGCCGTCGATGGCCAAGCGCTCGTTAACGCTGTCCACGATCAGGCCACAGAAGTTGTCTCGCCACTGCTCGAAGATGTTGGAGAAGTGGTTGAAGTGCCGCACCTGGGAGAACATGAGTCGCTGGTGCCGGCCGTCGTAATACTGACCGTAGACCTGGTATGTCGCCCTGCGGCGAGCCAGCTTGGAGTAGAGCCAGTCAATCCACTGCTCGGGAGTGGAAGGCGCAATGCCTACCGGAACTTCAGTCGGGGAAACACTCAAAAGCCAACCACCCTAGCGCGTCGTTTCTTCAGCCGCCCATCTGCAATCGCATCTGCTCGCGCTTCGAACGCGAGAATGGCGCACACTGCAAGGTCGATCTTCTTTCGGGATCTGGGACTGTCCTTCTGGATCAAAAGTCCCTGGGGTACTTCACGGGTCACGGCATTCAGCACGTGCCGTTGCAGGTCTTCGTTACCGTCGTGCATCAAGTCTTGGACCATCGCAGCGGTACGGAATCGCTCAACCGCCTGAACCATGCGAGTCGGCTTGTTGGTCCAGAACTCGAATACGTAGTCAGTGCCACGCTCGTTGTGCTCAATGGACCAGCGGCCAATATTTTCCTGCCAATACGGCGGGTCCGCGTACATCCACTCAACCCGGTACGTTCGGAAAGCCATATCCACCGCGGCTTCAACTGCCAGGACATCCACTTCCCAGTCAGGCTGATTGGGGTCTCTCGGGTTCTCCCAGAGGCCCAGGACGAAGAGCTTGCCGTCCCGCAGGCGGCAGCCGACGATGCCCGTGGCGTCTCCGCGAATGGAGCCGTCGAAGCCGAGGGCGATCTGATCTCCGGGCTTGATGGGGTCCTGGTCGTCCTGGCAGGCGTCCCACTCCGCCTTGCTCATCCAGCCGTCCGAGGACTCTGCGATGGCGTTGAAGAAGAAGCGGAGGTACGTGCTGTCCGGCGTCGTGCGGTCGAAGAGGATCGTCCGGGTGAGGCCGTTGATGTCGGCCCACTTCGCGTCCCCGTACGCCTGTATCAGCGCCTCACGAACGCGCACCTGGTCCCGGAGTTCGCCGGGCTCAATCTCGCCCTCGATGCAGTCGTACAGCCAGTAGCCCTGACGAACCATGTCGGACTCGTGGATCTGCTGGGCAACACTCAGCTCGTTGGGGTTGTAGGCGTTGGTCGTGGTGACCCACCGAGAACCAGCACTCGTGGTCTTCTCGATGTTTCGCTTGATCGTCTGGTAGAAGTCCGGGCCACCGTTCGAGCCGACCCAGTGATGCACCTCGTCCATGAGAGCGAAGGTCGGGCGGTTACCCTCGTTCGTTCGGCCGGCAGTCGCCTTCGGGCGGATCGTGCCAGGGCGACCAGACTTGAACTGGATGACAGCCTTACCGATGTCGAGGCTGAATTCCTTCTCGGCAGGAGACTCCGAGAGCATTCCTCGGATCATCTCCATGGTCTGGTCCGTCTGGTCCAGCGCGGTCGCGCCGATCTGCACAGTGGGCAGAGGCACGCGCTTGGCGACGGGGAGACCGAAGGCGTCCCAGTGGGAGAAGCGGCAGGGGCCGATGAACTCCACAATGGCCAGGGCCGCCAATAGCGGCGTCTTGCCCCAGCCCTTCGCCCGCCTCAGGGTTCCGGCGCTGTAGCGCCAGGTGCCGTCTTCCTTGATGGCGTAGAACCAGAGGACGAAGCGGAGCTGTTCAGGGGTGAACTGCCAAGGCTCACCAGCGTTTTCGCCGTCCGGCTGGACGATGTACTTCTGACACCAGCGGATGACCTGGTATCCCAGCGTCTCCTTCGGCGACGGAACCCCTGCGGGCAGGTTGCCTGTCTGCAAGGGCTCACCTCAATTCATTCGTTCAAGAGCCGGTACAGCTCCTCGTCTATGTCTGTGGTCTGGGCGACAGCCGCGGCCTCCTGGC